TTGGCTTTAAAGATGTACAAAATGTACTTGAAAACCTTACTGCAAAAGGAGGCATGTTCTATGATCTAATGGGAAAGCAGAGCGAGAGTCTGAGCGGAAAAGTGAGTAATATGCATGATGCATGGGATAGGTTATATATTGCCATAGGTAAGGCAGATGCATGGAAAAAAGCAATTGGCTACATTACAAAAGTTATTGATCGTATTACCGAACTGATTGAAGGTGTTGACGAACTTGGCCGCCGAAGCGGCTATGAACATGCCCAGGATGTATTGTCAGGGGCTTCCAAATCAACATCAGAAACTGAGGCGTTCAATATTATAACATCAAGAATAGGCCAGCTTGAGAAATTGCGTGAAGCTGAAGGCCAGAATTTGGCACAACTGGAAAAAAAGAATAAAATAATTAAATGGTTGCCTTTACTTTATAATGGTTATAATAAAGCCATTGATGAATCCAGGTATAAACTGAAGTCGTATAATGCCGAGCTGGAAAAGCTGAAAAATACATTAAATGATCCGCAGTGGTTCTCTCAATTAAAGGGAGGCAAAACCGCTGATATTGAAATTCCTGTATTTGACCCAACAGAATACGGAAAAAAATTGGAGGCGTTAAAAAAAGCCTATCAACAAAGAAACGACCTTATAAAGCATGGTTATGTAAAAGAAGCTAAATCGCTGTATGCCGAATTAGAACAGTACGGTAAATCATTTCTTGAGTATTTACAAAATGAAGCCAGAAAAAATTACCCCGACGAGGGTAAAAAAGTTTTGTTTGATTACCTGATTAAGGAACTGGAAGCCGAGAATAATGAATTTCTGAAAGAGCTTGATAGAATTTTAAAAAACCTTAATGCAATAAAGGAAGAGAGAATTAAAAAACTTACCATTAGCGGAACAAGTAAAAACATCTTCAAAGGGCAGGATGACATTGCAGGCCAACTGCGCCAGATAGCGGAAGCCGCCAGAAAAAGTTCATTGCAATTCAATAATCTTGCGCTCAAATGGAGATTGTTTGCTGCAAACCTATCGGGTGACCAGTTGCAGAAACTTTCCTATAATCTATTTGAAGCAGCAAATATTGCCGGTATGTTTAACGAAGAACTTGGTATTGCTGTTAACTTTTTTGGAGAACTGGCGGCTTCTGCGGCAAAATTTGCTACCGACCCAATTGGTGGCGCCCTTGGTACTATTAATGCATTAATGTCCTTGCAGAAGCAATTGGAAACAAGAGCAAAACAAAAAGAAGAGGAGAAGGCAATTGAGAGGCAGCAATATAGTAATGAATTAATTTCAGAAGCCAATAAACTACTTGAATATCAGTTAGAATTGCTTGATAAAATCCATGGTTCATTAATATACCAGGGTTTAATTGATTCACAGGAATCGTTTAATAAAGCATTAGATGCTGCAAATAAGGCAATTGATGAACTTAATCTTAAAAATAAAGAAAGTTTATACTTTAAAAAAGGTTGGGCATGGGAAGGAATGACTTTAACATATAGAAATAGGCCAAAATATAAACAATATGATTTTTCTGATCTTAATGCTGTGATGGAGGCCGCCGTTAATGAGCCAGATTACGAAAATATAAGCAAAGCATACAAAGAAATAGCAAAAATAAGAGAACTTATAGGCAATGGAACAATATTTGGTGATACGAAAGCCCTTGAAGAGCAATTACAAAATTACGAATTATTGCTCCAGAAAGCAGAGGAATTTGCACAGAAACAGTCCGAAATACTTACAGGTAATACATATGATTCAATAGTTGATTCGTTAACATCCGCGTTTGAAGATGGCGTTTATTCTGCTGAGGAATTTGCAGGGAAATTTGAAGATTTGATGAAGAATGCTGTTTTGAATGCCTTAAAAATAAATTATCTTAAAGGGCCTCTTAGTGATTTTTACAGCCAGTTTGCAAAACTATCCGAGGGAGGATTGACAAAAGATGAAATAGCACAGCTTCGTACTGCATATACTGCTATAGCTGAAAATGCTGCCAGGGCATTTGAGGAACTTAAAAGCATTACCGGAATTGATTTTTCATCAGTTACCGAAGATGCAAATTCATTAAGCGGTGCTATTAAGGGAATGAGCGAGGAAACGGCCAGCATACTTGCCGGTCAGTTCAATGCGTTACGCATCAACTCGGCCGAACATCTCAATGTATCGCGGCAGGCGCTGTTGCATCAGGCTAAAACAGCGCAAAATACCGAAGATACAGTGAGAATGCTTGCACTTATCAATAACCTTATGGCGCAAAAACTCGAATCCATAGAACAAAAACTTGACAACGAATTAAGGGGCAAAGGCTTATGATAAAATATTATATAGATGGAACCGATCTTCAAAGCCTGGGTATTAATGTCAGCAAATCGCAGGGATTATTCAATTTGCCCAAGCTCAAAGATCCTTTAAAAACCACCTGGCCAAACCGGCATGGAGAAATAATTGAATTATCTGATCCGATATACGATGTAAGGGAAATCGAACTTGATTGTTCAATGAAGGCTGATTCAAGGCTGGATTTTTTGGTCAATTTGAATAATATAATTTATACCAGGTTTTACAAACCGCAGCTTCGCGAACTGAAAATAGAATTAATCACGGGAAAACCGTTATTCTATTACTGCTATATGCCCAATGGTATAAACATGGAACTTGCCACCAAATGGAATACAGAGGCTCATGTTGGAAAATTCAAATTAAGCCTGATTGAACCAGAGCCGTTTAAACGAGTATTCCGATTTAATGCCAATGAGCAAAACAGCAGGCAAATTACTCTTCAATATGATCCATCGCCTCAATTTACAGTTTACTGGGGAGATGGCTCATATAACGTAATAACCTCTGGTACGCAAGTCAATCATCAGTATCAGACTGATGGTACTTATTATATTGCCCTGGTGGGCATGATTAATCAGATTAACAACTTTGTCACCTTACCTGAGCTTGAATTAATATGGAACTTACAATAACACGGCGCGATTTGACAAGTTACACCGTAAGGATAAAGAAAGGAGAATTATCTCAAAAGCTCCTTAATGAGGATGTGGTATCTCTTTCTGTTACCAGCCCGACACCTATATCATTTATGCTGGGTGATACCATATCTGTATTTGGGAGCCGGTACATATTAAACCGTCTCCCCAAGGTCAGAAAGGAGGGTATATATACTTACGATCTGGAGTTTGAAGGCGAAATGTATGCATTAAGGCGTGCCCAATTCTTATTATATGACGATACAGGCGTTGCCATTGAGGGCGAATTTAGTTATATGGGCAACATGGAGGATGTTGCAAGGCTTGCCATTGCTAATCTGAATAGGGTGTATGGCAATGGCACTTATATGTTGGGATCATTCCCAAATACTGAGGTTAGGAACCATGTAATAAGTTCTGAAAATGTACTTGCCGTGCTGCAACGCATATGTAGCGATTATGGCTATGAGTTTGAACTGATATATTCCGGTGGTGTTACAACTCTGAACATAGGAAGCGTAGGATCCGTTAAACTAATTGCGCTCAAATATGGTGCCGGTAAGGGTTTATATCAATTAGAACGGCAATTGGTTGATGATGCCAACATATTTACGCGCCTGTTTGCCTATGGTAGTACCCGTAATTTAAAATCAACCTATCGAAACTTCTCAAAAAGGCTGAAGCTGCCAAATAACGATCAGTCATTTATTCAAGACAATGATGCTATTAATAGTTTGGGCGTTATTGAGGCCACAAAAATATTTGACGATATTTATCCCAGGCGCACAGGTGTAATCACTTCCGTTTCTGGTATCAATAGTTTTATTGATACAACAATGGATTTTGATCTTAATGCAACTGACGGGCAGGGGCAAAGCCTGTATCTTATTCCCGGCAATTTGCCCAAGGTGCATTTTAACACCGGAAATCTTGCAGGCTATGAATTTGAGATTACAAGCTACAATCACTCCACCAAATCGTTTACTCTTAAATACTACCAGGACGAGCGTGGCATGAGGCTTCCTTCAAACGATGCAGCTTTTGCGCTTACTGTGGGTGATGAGTATGTGCTGCTCGACATAATAATGCCGCAGAGCTATGTTGATGCGGCTGAGGCAGAATTGCAATCAAAGGCAACAGAACTGCTTTCACAGGGTAAATCGCCCAAGGCTAAATATGCCTGTGCTATTGACCCGATATATGCCAAGCAGAAAGAGTTAACCCTAAAACCTGGCGATTATATTCCCTTGCAGGATGACGAACTGGGAATAAATCGCGATTTCCGGGTGTTATCTGTTAAGCGCGATATGATTGAACCATATAGATGGTCAATAGAGCTTGGCGATGAGGTAACTGTGTCGTTAGCAACTTATTTGGTTGAAAACATTATTGCCCATGAAAAGATTATTAATATTAATCAATTAAAGGATCCTGCGCGCTATCGCCAGAATTGGCGCACGACCATGGAGCTTCAGCAGATGATATTTGACCAGGATGGTTATTTCGATTCGGGGAATATAAGGCCATTAAGTATCAATACCGCCATGCTGTCAGTGGGTAGTAAGGCAGGGCAATTTGTGCTTAATGGGGTAGTATTTCAACCAGGTTATAATGGGGAGCCTAACCGCATTGTTAATACCTTAGGAACATTATCGCACTATGCAATTGAGGATAATATCCGCACATGGTATATTGAAGCCTACGATTATATTGTGCCTGATAACGAAGCCAGATATATATATGTTAAATGTGATGTAAATGGTAATAGTGCACAGGTTAAATATCGTACCGATCAATTGAAGGTGGATGCCGAATCGGGTTATTATTATTTCCTTGTAGGTGTACTCCATAGCGTGCAAGATGGCTACCGTAAATTAAGCCTTACATATGGAGCTACCACAATTAATGGGAAGGAAATAAAGACTGGTCGCATTACGAGCCAGGACGGGCAAACATATTTTGACCTTGATGCCGGTGAAATTAAAGGCAAAATAGTGTTCCGGTCAGGGCTGGATGATTCCCAAATTGAACAGGCAATAGATACAGCTCAGTCAACAGCAAATTCGGCACAGACAGCAGCCAACAATACACAGACAACGGCAAATACCGCACTGACAAATGCCAATAATGCACTTACACAAATTGGAGACATAGTAAGCGATAACAAGTTTACCCCTGATGAAAAACAATATATAAGGAGGGAATGGGAGGTTATTGCTTCTGAGAAACCGGTAAACGATGCACAGGCTGATACCTTTGGCATAACTACGGAAAAGACGACGTACGGAACAAATTTCCAGAACTTGGCTGATTACCTGAATAACGGAACAACATGGTCATCGGGAATACCAGTTTGGATAAATGATTCAAATCTAAATACTACCACAATCATAGATGGTGCAACATTCAGAACAAAGTTCAAAGAATATTATGATGCAAGAACGGCGTTACTGAATGCCATTGCAGCTAAAGCAAAAACTCTCGCAGATACAGCTCAATCAACAGCAAATAGCGCTTTATCTACGGCTAACAATGCAGCTACACAGGCAGCAGCAATTGCACCTGATGACAGTTCGCTGAAATTACGGTACCGGTTTGATGGTGATTCATTATCGGTGGCAGCCGATGAAAGCGGTAACAGGGTGAATGGAACTATACAGGGGACAAAAGGAACAAACTGGGATTGGGATTTAGGCAAAAAAGGGAAAGGATTTAAAACAATCAGTGATGCCGGAGGAATAACAGTTGCCGGAACATCAGAAACAACTAAGAGAGGATATTTTAAAAACCAAGCGTTTACCATATCTGGTTGGTTTAAAATTCTGGTGAAACCTTCTGGAGCAAATTATTATGCCGTAGCTTTTGATTTTCCATATTACAACACTCATACATCACCATATTTTTGTTCACATCTTGAAGTTGGATATGACTACGTTAATGACAAAGTATTCATTAGATTTCAATATAATCTTTCCAATGTAGCTAAGAATATTGCCTACACGGCAAATTGGTCTAATATTGGTCTAAACTGGCATCATATTGCTATTGTATATGCATCAGGACAACAGAAATTATACCTTGATGGTGTACTTGTAGCAAGCGACACACAATCAGGCACTATTACATATACCGATAATGGTATTATCAGGGTTGCAAGTGGTAACAGCGGTTACAACAAAATGGCTAACTGGGTACTTGATGAACTCAGATACGATGCCAGAACATTAACCGATGCAGAAATACTGGGATTATACAAAGGTCTTGGCGACGCCTCGAGCAAAACTACCATTGACGGTGGAGTGATTACAACCGGCAACATTATTTTAAGAGGTTCAGACAACAATGAAAAGGCTGGAATAACAGCCGAAGGTGGGGAAACGTCAGTCAGAATATGGGCTGGTGACACTTACGCCAATAGAGCAGGCGCACCATTCCGGGCATTACAAGACGGAACTGTATATGCAACAAAAGGCTTTATTGGCGGTTGGTCATTGCAGGATGATAGTGGTGGAACCAAACTGTTTAAATCTGGAGCAAACAAATTCTATATTGATGCCGATAACCAGATGATTGCCGTTAAAGACAGCAGTAATAATGACAAATTGCTGTTTCAGGCACAAAATTTACCTCTATTATCGGCATTGCAGGCTACATCGGCAAATAATAACTTCACTACATCAGATACTTCATTTACTGGTACAAATACTTTGACTGTTACAATGACGCCTACTGTTACACCTTCTTATGATGGTAACATGACAGTAAGGGCTTATGTGCAATATACAGCAAATGCACAAGCAGGTCGGGTTGATTTTGGGCTAACATTAACAGCTAATTTATATAATAGTGCCGGAAGCACTTTTATCAAAACATTAGGTAGCGCAAGTATGCGTATATTTACTTCCTCAAATCAGTTGCTGACAATTACAGGTTCCTTACCTTCTGGTGCCGGAGGAGTTACATATACAGTAAAATTTGATATTGTTGCTACTGATAACAGTGTAATAGACCCTGAATTTAATAGAACACTGGCACCCGGAACATGCGTTATTGACTGGAGCAACCCGAATGGTCAATATAGCTATACTTTTACATACAGCCGAGCTTTAACTATTATTGCCACAAATGGTATAGCAAGTTACTGGGCAAGTAACAAATACTTTTATTTGAGCAGTTCTGATGCTTCATACTTTTTACAGTTTAAAGGGAATGCAATATTATATGCCCCAAGCGGAAGTGCTTATTACCAATTAACTGATAGTAATGTAAGGATGCAATATTCAAGTACAAGGTACTTTGAAATAACATCATCCCAGATTACTTTAATGGGGATACCAAGTGGTTCTGACGTGTCTGGTGACTGGGGATATGTAAAGGTTCAACCTTCGACAGGTAAAATTTATTATAAAACTTCATAATATGGCACTGATAGCAGACAATGGGAATTACCTCAGAATAATAAACATTATGCCATTTGAAGGCATTGTGGTTATTGAGAGGTGGCAAAGCAAAGAACACAGACAGTCTGGTGCGACTGAGTT